TCGAACCTCACCGTCTAAAGGCGAATCCCAAAGAAACGAGTCAGCACCTTTATGGTCATCAAAGAATGCTTTGATTTGCATAATTTCGGCTTTATAAGCCGTTCTTTGATAAGTCCATTCACCAGATCGGTTATTGATACCTACAGCAATGTTTTGTTCATACCCATCACCAAATTTGCTTGATAACGTATTAAAGCGTTGAGTTTGATTATTACCTTCTAGGTCACATTCGAAAGTAAATTTAAGATCACTCATAAATTTTTCTCACAAAAAAAGCCCGCATTAAGCGAGCTTTTAATAGCCATATCTAAAGTATGACCAGATTAATAAAACTATACCGTAAATAACGAAAAAGTGGAAACTAGAAAGCATCTTAAATAATCTATTTTAAATAGTTTGAAGGCTTGTGCATTTAGAAATTTAAACTTCCACTTTCATTAAAACCAAAACCTCCCGAAGGAGGTTAAAATTAATTTTCTGACTTCTTAAAATCTTCAATGTGCCAATTAAATGTTTGCTGTACCGCTAATTTAAATTGTTCGCTCTCTTCTGGATTGGAACCATTATTGATTTTGCTAATCAGTCGATCTTTGGCTTTCTCTGTATATTCCAAATAATCATCAATATCAATAACCCCTTTCTCCTCAAGATAACTAACCAAATGACTGATCAACAACTGTGTTGAATCATCTTTGGCAGAGATAAATTTAATTAGTTGTGACATTGCACCTTCAAATGGATTCTCTTGTTTATCTTCAACCATATCCTTTCTTTCCTTTAATGGCCTTACGTAACAAATAACCTTGTGGAAATCTCGTTAGAGACTAATATCAACCAAGGTCAATTTTCTGATCTAACATCTTACCAATTGTAACTATTAAATCACCATCTGATTTCGAAAGTGCTTCAAACCTTTATGGTCTTTAATTTGAATGATTACATTTGATTAATATTTAATTACCACCCTTGACGCTTAGACATCGTAAATCGTTTTTCAATCTTCGAATCCATCATTGCCTCATTTTGTTTCTGATACTCTTTTAAAATGACTGTCAACTCTTTACCATCCCAATCAGAGGTAGCATCCACTTTCTCTGATGTCTGATTGATAATGGTAACAGTAGGTTGCGCCTTTTCCATTCTTCCATAGTTAATCGCATCAAATTGTCTAGACTCCCTTCTCGTAGCAATCGCATCAGATTGACTATTAGATACGTACCCGCCGTTAGCATAACCGCTTGGTGAACTTGTTCGCATTGATTCAACAACACTCACACCACCCCATCTTTTAATGTCATCTTGCGACCATACAACTTCACCCTTATGGACCACACCAGCTGGAGTATGTTTAAGCCCGTTACCAGTGTAACCACCATCAGAGAATCCTGCGATAGTCTGTGCTGCAATTAAGCCTACATTTGCCATACCAAGCCCAAGAGCAATCGGCGCCATTGTCAAGTTCAATGGATAAGGCGCATTAGCCAATATATTACTGTATGCTTGATAAGCCTGAATCGTGGCTGTCCCAATAGCCATTGCTTGCTGGACTAAAAACATAGCTTTATATGCTGCAGATTGCTCTCCAGCAGACTCCTTAACCATTGTCGTCATATTTCCCCATACAGTAGAGGCTTGAGATAACAACTGTCCATAAATCTCTATTTCTGTCTGACGGGATGATTTTTGAAGTTCTTGTTCCATTAGCGTATATTTTTCATTAATTGCATATTTTTGCTGGCGGAAAATTTCTTCTGCATCAAGCAAAGCTTGAAAACGCTTCTCTTCATCAACAATGGTTTTATCTTCAGAAATTGTTTTCGCATTTGAAGAATATGCTTCAGTAGCTTTCTGCATTTCATCACTATACTGATTCTGTAAATTCCATGAATCTAGTTGGTTTGGAGCAAGGTTCTGCTTAGCTTTAAGACCCAATGCATCGGCTTGAGCGATAGACGCTTGTTCATACATTGCTTTTTGATATTCTTCGAGCTTTTGCTTTTGAAGCTTACGATATTCTGTAATTTCATATTCAAACATGGCTGTTACAGCCTTGCTTCGAATTTCTTTTTCAGAATCAGAATATTCTTTTGATGCCTTAATTTGCAGCAATTTAGTTTGCTTTTGCATCTCAAGTTTTTGAACTTCATTCAACTTATATTCATTAAGTTCATATTCTAGTTGTTGAGCGTTGAGTTGTTTTTGAGCATTAAAACGATTAACTTCTTTTTCAGTTAAACTTTTTAATTCTTCACCCTTAAAATGCAGTTTTAAGTCACTAAGTGTTTTTAAGTGCTCTTTTTCGGCAAGTGTATCTTTATCAAGGTACTGATTTCTTAAGTTCTCAGCTTCTTCTTGAGTCTTCAAGAACTGATTGAGATATGAATCAAAATCTTTCTCAGACACACCAGCCATGTCGAAACCATTATTTCCAGCAACATATCCTTTAACGTTTTTGACATATTGACGATTTACTGGACCAATATTAGTACCTTTTTCAACATTCCCCTCCCCAGCGTGATAGGCAGAAATTGCCTTATCCCAATTGCCAAATTTTTTAAAGAGGAAATTTAAATATTTGGCAGCTGCTTCAGCCGCTTTGCCTGTATCAAAAACCTCTTTGCCAACTAGCCCCCAGCGCTTTGCTGTACCATCGAGCATTTGAAAGCCGCCTTTAGCGGTCCCAAATTCTGTTTGTGGGCCAATTGCACTTGCTTTCCCCTTACTTTCTTGCATATTAATCGCAGAAAGTAGACCTGGTAAAAGTTCATATTTAGATTCAAGATTTGAAAAATTATATTTAGCAGCATTGGCTTTTACCTGAGCGTTCACAGCCATAACTTTTTGCTGATTTTTTAACTCTTTATTTTGTTCACGAATAGACTCTGTTCTTGCATCCGTTTGCGCTTTAATGGATTCCTCAGATTTCCAAATCGCTTTTTGCAGATTAATAGTCTCTAGATCAGCTCCTTTTAAACCTTTGGCAATCGAATCTTTATAAACTTTCAGAAGATCGTTGGCTTGGGCTTCAGTAAATCCTCGCTTCATCACCTTTTCAACAAATTGCGTATCAAACAACTTATCTTCATACATCTTCTTTAGTGACTTTTGGGCATCATCTGCTGCTTGCTTGGTATTTTTAATTGCATCAGCATGTTTTTGTTGTTCTATTGCTGCGTTTTGTGCCTTGTTGCCTGTTAATTCAACTTCTTTACCAAAAAGCTTAATGGCCGTTTTTGTTTTATCGGCTTTATCATATGCATCTTTGTATTTTTCAATTTGTTCCTCAAGCGCTTTTCTAAGTGTCGGAGGTAACTTTTCTTTCCCCAATTGCTGCAGGGCCTCTTTATAGCTAATTATTCCTAAACGAGCCTCATTCGAAATACGTGTTACTTCAACATTACCTTGTGCATAATTTTGAATATCGATAAGTGCAGAACCTACACCATATTCCATTTTTTTAAGCTCATCATTTTGAGCCTTAAATGCGGTGGTCAAATCATCAATTGCTTTTGTTCTGGCTTGTCCTTGTAAATTTTTTAATTCTGATGCTGATCTATTGGCTACATCAGCCTGCTCCTCAAGCTTTTTATTAGCCTCTTCAGTCTTGTCCTTAAAATAACTGTAAGTCGCAGCTAGTGCAGTGACTCCTAATGTGAGTGCGCCTATTGGGCCACCAACAAATCCTAAAACTCGACTACCTAAGGTTGCTACTTTATTCAAATTCCCCTGAGCAACTGTATATGCCATTGTAGCCACAGTTGCTTCTTTTAAGGCAATACTGTGTGCAATCTCAGCTGCAGTTCTACGCTGTATAGCAACGGCACGTTCATTTGCGGTAATTGCTGCATTATATTCTGCTCTTGCTAGGCCTATTTCCGTGAGAGCTAATGCTGCAGATTGTTTTGCTCTCATTGCTTCCACACCCAGTAATTGTACTTGAGATTGTGCTTCTGCTAAATTTGCGGCCCTTTGTTGAGCTGAAGCAACAATACTTGCTTGAATGGCTAATGTTTTCGTTAATACAGCCTTAGTAATTAATCCAATCCCTCCAACTATTGCTCCATTAACCAATAAATCTAAATTGCTTGCTAAAACTTGAATTGATCCCGATAAAGTTTGAGCTGCTCCACTTCCTTTACCAGCCTCCCCTACAAATTTTGTGATTTCATTATTTAAAAGGGTAAGTGATTGACCGATCGTAATATCCGTTTTTGCAAATAGAGCATCAACATCATCTTGAACATTTTTAAGTGCTTTAACAATTTCCTTGGAGGTAATTTTTCCTTCAGCTGCCACTGATCGCAATTGACCAACTGTAATACCCATACCTTGTGCAATGGCTTTTGCTAGAGCAGGTGTCTGTTCCATTACAGAATTAAGCTCTTCGCCACGGAGGATTCCACTTGCCAGAGCTTGACCAAATTG